TCTCATCTTCACCTTTAGCTTTTGTCGGTTTTTCACCGCATTGGCTTTAGCATTTGCCCGGTTTTTCACCGCAATTCCAGTCGCCCAGTTCAGCGCATTTGTTTTGTTTTGTTTCGCTTTTTGGTTCAGACCCTTCAAAGCCACTTGCTTTGCGTGATCCAGTTTAATAATAAAATTTTTCGCTTCGTTCCTATTCATCAGATTTTTCTTTCCCCAGATATCGTTCTTCTCCTTAGTTAATGCGTTTACATTTTTTACCTTCAATTTCCTGAGGTCGTTAAGCAATTGCCTGGCCATCGAGTGTGAGTTCCTGATATCTATGTTATCCCTTTGCTTTCGCAATGCCTCTTCTCGGTTCGCGTTCAACGCCTCCTTCTGCTGATTCAGTGCCTTCTTCAGTGCCGCCTGAGCCGCTTCTATATTTTTTCGAGCTGCGTTTTGAGCTTCTTTCGTAGCCGCGTTTGTGGCCGCCCGCTTCGCATTCGCCAGGTTTATCTTCGCCTGTGCCTGAGCGTTTTCCAAGTTTCTTTTGGCCTTCTCGTTCTTTGTCTCTGCGTTGGCCTTGGCCGCTTCGAGATTAGTCCGCAACTTATTTCTCTCCTCCTTGGTCAGATTGGCGTTTTGCAGCTTATTTTGCAGGTTTTTCACCTTCGCATTTTGCTTGGTTTTTGCCCTTATCAACTCCCCCAAGCTCGCATTGGTCGCTTGCCGGTTCCGCTCGGCGTTTGTAGCCGCGCCGATAAGCGCGGCGTTCTTTTCTTGTAACTCGACGTTCTTCTTGCCAAGTTCCTCGTTGAACTTCTTCTTCGCCGCCACCTTTTCGGCTTTACTCTTGCCAATTACAATTTTCATTTCGTTCGACATTCTCAAGAGGTTCGCTTTCAGTTTATTTCTCTCCACCGCGTTCGGTGCGTTGTTAATCTTCTTTTGGAGTTCGGCACGTTCCTTCAGGAATGCCGCCTTCCACTCCGCCTGTATCTTGTTGAACTTCTTCTTCGCCATCACCTTTTCGGCGCTGGATTTGAACTTATTCCGCATCAACTTTTTCTGCAGTTCGTTCCTCTCTTTCTGAAGCCTGTTCCTGTTCATCTTCAGTGCGTTGGCGTTGGCGCCACCGCCACCGGATCCTCCTCCACCGCCACCGGATCCTCCTCCACCGCCACCGGATCCTCCTCCACCGCCACCGGATCCTCCTCCACCGCCACCGGATCCTCCTCCTCCGTTGCGCCCGTTGCGCCCGTTGCGCCCGGAACGCCCGGAACGCCCGTTGCGCCCGTTGCGTCCGTTGCGCCCGGAACGCCCGGAACGCCCGTCACGGCGATTGTTGTTGTTGAGGCGATTGTTGTTTACACGACGAGGGGGTCGATTCGGGTAGTACCCGGTGCCCTGATTACCAGTCTTGAACACGTAGCCGGGTGGTATTTTTGCCGCGTTGAACTTTTTAGCCGGGATGAAATCGTTCCTAGGTCCGATTTCTTGCCGACGCCCACCCCCGCCGAAAATGCCACTTAAAATGCCACGGCCTCCCCCCGGACGAAGAAACTTAGGTTGGTTTCTACCCATGACCCGACCGAGCCTCTCCCGAGGACGCGCGTCGGGGCGGTTGTTGCCCACGTTACCTCGGTTACCCATGTTCATGGCCGTGTTGTTGTTAACGTCGCGGCGACGCCTTCCTCCCTCCCCCAAGAACGCGGGTTTCGGTTGGCCCCGGAAAATGCTTCCCTTCGGAAACCTGACGCCATTGTTTCGGTTTCGGTTGCCCACGTTATTGTTGGCACGGCTCGTGTTCCCCGGGTTGTTGTTGTTGGCACGGCTCGTGTTCCCCAGGTTGTTGCGATTCGCGTTGTTACGATTCGCGTTGTTACGATTCGCGTTGTTGGTGCGATTCGCGTTGGTGGTGCGATTCGCGTTGTTGGTGCGATTCGCGTTGGTGGTGTTCACGTTTCCGTTGGCAGAATTCTTCTTCGTAGCCGTCGTAAACCTGTTCACAACACCCGACAGGAACCCCTTACTCTGCGCAGCCTTAGCGGCGAGGATACGCTTCTTGGTAATCCTGACGGGCTCGGCCACTTTCAGTTTCACCATCCTGTCCTTGACGCCCGAAACCAAATCAGCCTTGGATTTGTTATCAACCTTGAGACCCGCCTTACGCGCGATTCGCTGCATCCTGTCGAGGGTCGTGTTCTCATCGAAGAGACGTTCGAAATCCCTCGCCGTCAGCGGACTCTTCTTGTCGGTCATGGTAAGCGTCTTTCTCGACCGGTTGAGCAACATCGGCGGCAGGGGTAATCGCCCAGCCTGAATATTTTTCTGCACTCCACATATCTGTTCCCTTGTCAGTCTAAGGTCCTTTCCGGTATCGAGCTTTACCTGCTCCCGGAGATTCTTGATGTCGGCGTCGGGATCGCACACATCCATATACTATAAACTGACAAAAAAAGTATTCACGTCGAATAGCCTATGTTATACAATTTGATCTTGTCCTCGTAGGACATGGTAAAGTCGAATATGTTTATGTCGCCGATGTTGATATCGATCTCTTTGATCGGCCTGTCGTAACGCGCGCGGTTCGAAAGCGCGGACCTGACGAGCGTCTCCACGAACTCCTTCGGCGTGTCTATATCTTCCTGGTAAATCTGGTTGGTGGTTATTTTCATGCACGTGATCTCGTGGGGTTTCTTATCGAGTAACGGGGTCAGTGGGTACTCCTCCTTGGTCCCGCCGTCGACGTACGTGTTCCCCATGTACTTGCCACACGAAAAGATGAACGGCACGGCCATGGACATGCACACGGCGTCGATCACCTTCATGTCTGGATGCGTGTCCTTCGAAAAATACACAGTCTCCGACGAGTTGAGACAAAACGCGGAGACGTAAATCTTCATCTCGACCTCGGTGAACGTCGGATCGGATCGACAGATCTCGACCAACTTCTTACGTATGGGGTGCATGTCCACGAACCCGAACTTGGTGAAAAACGAACTCAACTTGATTTTGAAAAAGTCGGCGATGTTGACAGAGAGCGCGGTCTCGAATATCTCGTCGACCGACATTCCCATCGCCAGAAACAGGGCCAGGATCGACCCCGCGGACGAGCCGGAGATCTCCTTGACGTCCACGAGGTCGGCTTCCATCGCCTTGAGACTACCTATCATGGAGAATATGCCCATGGACGCCGGTCCCAAGATGAGATATTTCATCCGCCTCTTACCTAGTAGAACTGAGGAAATTGACGGCGCAAAAGCGCGAAGACGATCGCATAGACGATCGAGTGGGTGAGTGCGGAAGTCACACTCGTCTGTCCCGACTGGAACACACCCTTGCTCCCCGGAGGCAAAGTAAGGAGAAGACCTGGGCTGAGGACCAGGAACAGAGACGTGCTGACGAGGAGATCGGTCTTGGTCAGGACCAGGCCCATCGCCTTGGCGATCATGCTGTAGACAACGAAGAACACGAGCGCGTGGAAGAACACGGCGTGCGTGTTGGTCTTTTGGTTCGTGAACGAAAGCTTTTCCCCGTTGGTCGTGATGAGAACACCGGGGCTGAGCGTTAAAAAAAGAGCGGCTGGGATGGCGACACGCTGAGCGGTGAGGTTGGGTAACATTTAGTATATATTCATATAATTTTTACACAGACTAAGAAAGGTATTGAAAGTCGCCCCTCGCATCATCTTCTCGTGCAGGCCGTTGTCGTTGACGGTGCGCCTGATGTTCCTCCACACGTACGCGAGTCTCTCCTCGAGCCACGCCGTCTGCTCCTGGTACTCCCACGTCACACGCGGTACGGTGTCGGCGTCGTGCTCCGTGTGACAAAACTCCACGAAATCTACGAACCGGCCTGAGTGTTGGATTCCTGCGTCGTAAAGGAGAAGTTGAATGGTATTCCACATTCGAGAGAGTTCATCTGAGTATTCGACTTCCCAATCTTCGATATTCAGAGGAGTGTCTTCGTGAGAGTCATCGTTATCACTGGCGTCGGGATCGAAGCCGGTGTTGGCCTCCCACACGTACTGACTCCACACCATTTATACATCTTTAGGGGGCTTATCTTTTATACCCGTGAGAGAAATACTGGTCGTCTCTTTCGTCTGCAGGTTATCCCTGATAGCGTTCAGGGCGCCCTCCACCTTGGCCTCGTCGCCGGAGAAGAAGGACATGAGACCACTCGAGATGGCCTCCTTGTTCATGGTACCCTTTCGGACGGATTTACGGATACTGATTTTTCCTTTCCTGAGGTTAATTGTATCAATACCCTGCTCGACCATGGATTTCTTCACACACTCCTTGAGCCTTTTCTCCTCCTGGTTTAGGATCTTGATATCAGATTTCGCATCGGAAAGTTGCTTGGCGAGTTCCACCAACTTCGAAACCGTGTCGGAAAGATCGGTCGATACGTTAGTAGCCATTGTTTGATTAATACTACGCTCTAATCTTTAAGCTTAGGCGCAGAGACCGCGCTGCATGAGATCGGGAACGATGGTGGAGTTGTTCCAGACGAAGGGCTCCTTGGGGTTAGGAGGGTCCTTGCGGATCTG